TCGAAATAAGTATCCATACCAATACTGTTTTTTGTGATGCGATCCATTAAATCTCCTAGATCGGCAGCACGATACCTTTGTAAGTTCATAGTTCTCCTTAAGTAAGCGAGTGTAAATTTGTCCCCGAAGGCGACACTACTAATTATAACAGCAGACAAAAAAAGAAGGGGTGGTGAACCCCTCATAAACACTTCGGTTTTCCTCCTAGTCTAGTAACACTCTACAATGAGAGATACAGCTTTTATCTCTCGTATCACATTCTGAAATACACTCAAAGTAATCATCAATTGAATCACCATAAGATGTTTCTCTTTCGATGTTCAGCCAAGGTCTCATACTATTATATGAGATTAGATTGTGATGCATAGATTGTCCTCAAATCAACACATAACTATCTATACAAATTTTTAAGATAGTAACACTTCTTCATCAATTGATAATAGGTATCCAACCAGTATTAACTTCTTTTTCACTTTCACTTAAATATTTCTTATAACTTTCTTCATCCATAACATCAAAAGCAATAGTTATTCTTTTACCATCAAAGGGAGATAATACATTTACTTGATGAAAAAGACCTCCATCACCAATGTAAATATTACCTACTTCATTAGTAATTGTATAATCATCAAATTGAGTTTCGCTGTCTTTTGGGTCAATACATATGTACCCATGAAATAAACACTGTGGATGATTATGTCTATTTAAAACTTCATTTTCATCATGAAAATTCAACCAACATTGATACCATAATGGGCCATCTTTGTTTGCATATTCTCTTATAATTTTTTGTAAATCAACAAATAATTTATGATATAGTGGCAATCCAAAAGTTAACGTTGTCACATTATAATGTTTATAAAACCATGTGGATGAAAAAGTTTTACCATAATTAAACACAAATCTTTCGTGTGCTAAATAAGCACCTTTAATAAATTCATCTTTATTATTTTTTACATAAGATAAATTCTTCAACAACATATCAGTCATTCAATAATTCCTTTTCGTCACTTTCTTCATTTAGATTCTTTTTTGAATCTTTATCATTTTTGTAGTCTCCTACAACTTCTCTAAGTAAATCTTCTTCAGTCATTACTCCTCCTCTGGTTTTTTTCTTTTACCAATGTTGTATTTGGTTTCTAGATTCCAATCATTCTTCTCTTTGTAGGAGATAACTTTAATCTGATTCAATGGTGCGATGTCATTAACTTTGTCAGCTGAGACAACAGAAACTAATCCCCAATCTAAAAGTAATTGGATAATACGGTTTCTTCTTTGTACATCATTGACTGTGATATTTGCTCTCTTACCATCTAATGCAAATAGTTCTTTGAAATGAACAATGTAGTATCTGCCTTGTTTGTGAAGAATATGACAAGACTGATATAACTTCTTTTCCTTTCTTGAGGCTACACCAATACGAGTCAGTGTTTCTCTTACTTTAAGAAAATCATCAGGTTCATTTAATGTAATCTCAATCATCTGGTCTGGCGACCAACTGATTTGAGGCTCAACAATTGAGTTCATCTTTTTCCTCCAGTTTCAAGTCGATCTCGAATAAACGAGAGTTGTTCTCTAGTCAAAATATTTAAAACTTGTTTTGCCTTTTCATTACTATATCCATAGTATTTCTTGACAAGTTCAAGATTTTCGATTTGTTCTTTACGAAGCCAAGGAGAGTATCTCTTCCTTTT